ATGTGTTATCGAGCAGAGTCTTTGTAAATAGTTGCCCCTCAAACTTCGCATCGTCAAGGCCCGTGTCACGCCCGGATATCTTCTCTTTCTGCCGCTGTTCCGCCGCGTGCGCTTGATTAATCAACTCGCCGTCCCGCGCGGTTGCGTTCCCATAGATATCGGAGAAATGAAGTCTACGCGACGCGCCTTTAATCTCGGCTGGATCGACCTTGGGTAAATATTTCATCATTTTGAATTCAGTTTTAATGCGATCACCTTCTCTCTTATCACCTCGCGCCGCTACCGCAAGTGCCTGAGTAAATTCTTGATTGTTTGCCAACCTATTCCACTCGTCACCGGATTTCAGCTCGAATAGCTTCTTTTCGTGACTAAACTTCAAACCCTCAAGAGACTCTTTTCCTGTAAACTCCAACAGATACCGACGCACATCATCGTCCTGCTTAACAAGCCTATCTTTCTCTTTCTCCGCGATATCCAATTTCTTTCCGGCAACTTTGAACTTAATATCCAGTGCGCTTTCCTTGGCCTTATCCGCCCGCGCTTGCTTGTTCTGCGCCTCAATCTTCTGATTCAATAATTGATTCTGAAGAGCCGCCGCCGGGTCTCTGGCAAAGAACGTACTAGCCGCTTGCGAAAGCCCGCCTAGAATCTTTTGACCTACGCCCGGCTCAGGCGGCTCCGAAACGGAACCTGCTTCCTTAATGAGCGGATCGAACTGCCTATCAATCTCCGACTGCGCAGCTTGCGCCTGGGGAATAGAAGCTGTATTTACATCAATGGCCGGCAACGCAGACGCCGCTTGTTGCTGCAAGAGATTGTCCAACAGAATTCCCCGAAGATTTGCGCCGGCGTCTGCCAGTTCAAGCGGAGTCGGCTGCGTAGCGCGCTCCAACAACGCACTATCTAAAAATGTCCGGGCTCTATTCTTAGATGCTTGATAGTCGAAGGCCATCTTAATAATCCCCCCGATCACTAGTGAGGCCGCCTGGAGATGTAGTATTCTTCTTACCGCCAAACAAACCGCCGCCCGGAAGCGCTAAAGAGCCCAATGAAAGTATCGAAGGAATAATCTGCCCGGCGTAATCACCGAACCCAGACTTACGCCCTGCTTGAATGCCGGCTCGCTGCGCTGCGAGATTAAGGACATTCCCTTCCCGGAATTGCGCGTCCTGCTGAAGTAATTTACGATTCTCAATGCTCCGTTCTTCATTGCCTACGTCGCGGGTAAGCTGATTTCCAAATAACGCATTAAGCAGCGAGCCCCGCGCATTCTGACCTTGCTGCAAGAGCTGTTGCTCGCCAAGCGCGAGATTGCCGCCTTGTCCAGTAACGCCGGCCTGGAGGTTAAGATTCTGAAGCGCTCTATTCGACACGTCACCCCGAAGCCCAAGTTCGCGTTGCGCAGCATCCGCCAACAACTGAGACTGCAAGGCCCCTTGTCCGTATGCGAGGCGTCCGCCTTGATCTAATGCAATCGTGCTGCGTTCCGTCCCGGCCCCGAAGAGGTTGTTAAGCAAGTCCTGTTTCAAATTCGTTTGCTGAAGGTTAAACTTCTCTTGATTGCCGGCGGTAATTTGCGCAAGCGCCTGTTGTGCCGCCGGGTCAAGAGTCGCCAAATTCGGCTGAGCCGCAAGCTGTCCTTGGATCGTCTTTAGCGTATTTTGAAAGTCCGGGTTAATTGTTCCCGGCCCCATAGCCGCTGTCTGTCCATATTGCTGCAACAGTTGCGCCCGAAGGTTCGCTTCGTCTTCTGGGGTAGTAACGGGCGTAACGCCGGGAGCCGCATTCAAGCCTGTGCGAATGTTTCCGCTCTGAGCGGCATTCAAACCAAGCTGATTTCCTGCTAAAAGAAACTCGTTAATTGCTGAACCCGCAGCCGCCATAAAAAACCCCCTTAGATACAAATTAACAAATGACCTTCATTCGCAGATATACCGCTTCCGCCTGCTCCGCAACCGGCTTCCGTCGATACTGTCGCCTCAAACACCGTTAGAGAACTCAAGGCCCCAGTGTCAAATAAGCACGGCTCCGGCGTTTCTCCGATAATCGGAGCAATCAATTTTGAGTCACTTGGCAGAACTACCGCGCCGCATACCGCCGCTGCTTTTAGTTCCGCAAGCGTACGCGCGCTATACCAAACGTGTACATGGTCAAGGTATCCATTCCACGAAAGAATGGAGCGGACACCGCCGTTATTTACGGCTCCAACTCTAATACCAGAAACGCCTAATTCTCCCCACGTGCCAGTTTTAGCCCCGGAACCGATTTCAACAATGTTGTCCGCCGACGTACCGGCATACCAGCGAAGGACGCCGCCTGCACTAGAATACGTCATTGCGATATAAGTCCAATCTGATAAATCAGGACTTGCAATCGTTACGTCCGTTAAGTCTCCCGCGCCCGAGTATGAGAACCACGTCAATAGATTTGCCGCGTCGATGTAAAGCGCCCAGCCGTTTCCTGCGTCCCACATGCGCCCGATTAAACCGTTCTTTGTTCCGGTTCCATCGCGCTTCACCCACATTCCGATAGACATTCCAGCGTAAGAATCACTAGAAGAGGGCGTCTCCAAGTAATCGTCGTTTCCATCAAAATGACGAACAGAGCCCGGCCCGCCGGCACTGCAAATCTCGTCAACGTTCGGAACGGTTCCAACGATAACAGCCGGATCATTGGCCGGCGATGTGTCATTCTCCGGGCTTAGGCCATCAAGCTGATAGTACCGAGTAGACGATCCTGCAAACGAACTCCCACAAGCGGCGGTTGCCTTGATTTCATCCAAGGTAAGCACTGTATCGAAGAAGATACTCAACTGATCCAAGATACCCGTCAGCGGTTCCTGTATTGTCCCGTTGTTATTCCGCGCACCTATTACCATGTCCGGCATCGCAGTGCCTACAAATGAAAGCGCAGTTTGTCCCGCTAATGGAAGCTGAACCATTGACGCGGCAGTCGCGCCCATGTAAAACCGACACTCATTCGCCGACACGTCATTGACAACTGCGATAAACTTCACCTTATCAAGAATCGTTACAGCAGACGGACTTCGCCCTGATGCGTTGTTATGAAGCTGAAGGATCGTATCCGCGCCGGATTGATTCACCCGGAACCCGAACCCGTCTCCGCCGCCATCCACCGTTCCCAGCACAGAGACTGCCGCCGCTTGCGCCGTCAGCTTCAAGGCAAAAACGATAGTCAAATTAGACGTTGACCCGCGCGCCGCGTGTAATTCCGTATTCAGATAATTTGCAATGTTGCCGTTAAATTGCCGTGCCATTTTTTTAGTTCGTACTCACTTTCTGTGTACCCTCAAGCTGTACAGTCACGTTTTCATGCCCGCCTGCTGTCGTGCAAACCCAGGTAAGAACATCATCGATTGCCAGCTCCACGTCGGCAATGTTGTTAATGTACCAAGTGTTGATCGTGGCGGTATTCGTCAACGTCCCCGTTCCAATACTGACGCCATTCCGCCGAACCTCCACAACGGTGTTGCCAGTCAACGTGCCGAGTTGATAGATAATCCGGATATATGCAGCAACGAACGTCCGCGCATTCTTAGGCACGCCGAATTGACCGGTTTTCATCACCGTGGAAATCGCGCCGTTAAAATACGCACCGACTCCCCAGACTGTCTTGCGGTTATCGACGTACAGCTTGGGGGTAAGATGCTGATCGGGCGTCGATCCTCCGACCGCAACAGAGATATCCACATCCGCGCCGGCGTCAGTTCTGAGAACTGCAACATTATGAAACTGCGCCGTTCCCTGATCAATATTCAAGCGAAAAATCTTCTGGTCATCAGACGCCCGACGAAACACTAACTGCTGATCGGTTCCGTCAGTTTCCAATTCGATTTCTGCATCGTTCTCGCTCGCCGTTGTATCTTCAAATGTCAGCATCGGATTCTCGTTTGAAATGACGAGATCGGACGTGAACGTACCCGCAAGGACAGAGCCAATGTCAGAGGCGTGCAAGCCGTCAACCATATCGGCGTTCAAATTGAGAACAAGCGCCGTCGAGGCCACAACAAACGGCGCATTCGTCGCAGGCGACGCAACAGAGATATCCGGATCGGATGCTGTTGCGGCAATTGTGGAATGAATTCTGCCGTTACCGTCAACCTTGACTTTCTCAACGCCCGCCGCCTGTAGCGAAATGATGCTTGACGCCGTACCGGTAACAACCTGATTCACTTTCAATGCCGGCAACGTTGCGTCTGAAAGCTGAAGGAACTCTTGAACGTTCGTTGATGTTCCATTCAGTAGATTAATAATTTGATTAAATTCACTATCGACTTCCGAAGAACGAATAATCGTCCCCGGCGTGAAATCAAATAATCGTGCCAGCGTTGCCATTGTCTGTTACCTCACGTCATTAACTTTGTGCGTGCCGATACTGATTGCGTCGATAGCGAAATCTTTCAACAAGAACGCTTGCGCATTCTGCGCATTGAAGAAATAGAATTGAATCGACTGCCCGCGCTTTCCGTTCGCCTTGTTAATCTTACGCTGAATGTCGCGCAACGCCGACGACTCGTCCGATATGTCGCCTCCGAACAACCATCCGCGCCCCGGCACTCCGCCGTTATCGACAGCATCCCACAGCGCAACATCCCACAAGGCCGCGTTCGCGTTACCTGTGCCGTCACCGAAGAATCCGCCAAGACCGTCTTGCGTACACGCGAAGTTAAAAATCTGAGAAGTAAGCCGATAGTCCTTCTCATCGAAACGATACTTCACCGTAAGCGCGACCGGACAAGTCAGCAACTCGATTGACGCGGCCCAGCGATTGAATTCCTTGCGCAACAGAATTTCACCTTGATCGTAAGCCTTCGTTTGAACTACCTTCGCGTAAGCTTGCGTTGCGTCGCTGTATCCGTTCTCGTCAATCGTATCCTTGCGATAAATAATGTTATCGGAACTGCCGATAAACACTCGTTTCTTGCCGCTCGCGAACACCTGCGCATAAGATGTACCCGTCACGCGCCCATCAAATCTCGTCCATCGAAGCCGGCCTTCCCCCGCTCGCCGATAGTCGCACACGAATACTTGTCCGTTTGCCGTGCCGGAAGTAGACGAAGGAATCGCAATCCAATACTGTGAATTTTCTGCGTCCACTACTGAGTAATGATTCGCGACCGACCGGGGAAATGACTTGAGCGCATTGATTTTCTTCGACGCCATTGCTTGCGCAAAATCACCAAATGTCTGAACTGCTCCGAGCGACATAACGCCGGAGTCGCCAAGAAAGAACAAATCATCAAGCACAGACTGAATAGTGTTATGAGCTACACAACCGGCGTTACTAGTAAACAAATCAAGACGCCACAAAGCAGGGTCGGTGTTTGGCGTGCCAGTCGTGATAATGTAAATGCGCTTATTCTTAAAGATAAATAGCGCCTTCCGATGCGCCTTGATCCCTGTGATTGTGTCGCCATCGTTGTAACCTACCTCAATGCTTCCGGCAGTAGTGTCCGTCCAATTATTTGCATCACCCAGCTTACACCACGACACGCGATTAGGATTCGCAACCTCCACGCCGAAGACACGGTTATTCCAGACTTCCAAATACTTCATGCGCGGAGGCGTGCCGGCAAGCGCAACCGCGTCACCCGTCCCGCTCCACTTAACAACAGCATCCCCGGAGCTTGCGCCATTCGCACCGATGGCAAGATCATTGAACGTAACCCAGCTCCAAAGCGTATCACTCGGAAGGGTAAGTGCTCCCTTAATCGACGTTGCCGCTGAAGTCGTAATTGAACGAACGTCCGCCGCCCACGTCGCAATCAAAAACGAAGAACCGTCCGCCTTGCGAAAATCGTAAAGAGAAGTAATTCGGTCGGAAGTAATCGGCATCGCGGAGCAGAACTTTGTCACGCCACGGCGAGTGATTAGATTGTCTTCGGCGTCAAACTCTTTATTGAGGATATCAACGCACTCATCGTCCGCAATTTCGTTTGCAGGCACGGCGGTATTAATGCCTCCGCCGAAACGACCATATAAGTACCGTTTGAATTTGCTCGCCATGACTGCATAAACCCAACACTACGAATTATTGAAGTGATTCGGATCGAAGCGCACTTCGGCAATCCGACTACCAATCGGAACATCGCTCACGCGCAAGCGCGGCCTATGCGCCGGCAACGAATTACGGAACCGCTTCTTTCGCCGGCGAACAGTTTCATAGAACCGTTGCAACTCCGACTGGTACTCTTCCATATCCTTGTCGTCGCGGGCTTGCTCCGCACGAACGAAATATTTCAGAGCCGTCAACAACTCCGGAGGCAACGGCATAATGGAGGTATCCGACAACTCTTCAGAACGCCGATTCTCAGTAAACTCTAAAGCAACTACGCCGGTCGGAATTGGCCAAAGACCAATTTTATTCACGCCATTGACTTCATCAAAGCCCTCGTTATAGAAAAACTCCGGATAAGTTCCGGTCAATTCCAAGTCGAGACCGCGCGATACAAGGCCCTCTTTCGGCATGTAATCAATGGGATCGTCCGTCGTAACGACTCGCCCCGAAGTAACTTCAGACGCCGAAGCACTCAAAGAGTACACGCGGGTATTGACAACGGTCGCAATCGTATCTGTACGAAACAGAAAATCCCAATCGCGCTCAGCGGCGATTTCTTTGTAACCGTCCTGAATCCATTCCTTCACTTGATCCAAGGTTTCGGTATCAGAAACCGGCTCGCCCCACTCCCGCGTGTATTTGTTTGCCAGTGCAATCAACGTCGGCATTAGCTTGCTCCGTAAACCTTATCCACAAGATCACCAAGAGTCAGGGCGCGAAGAGCGGTAATCGTGTCGGCGTGAAGTTGGTCGAGAATATCTTTGTTAACCTTCACGTCAAACACTTCCGGTTGCTCGGTCTTCGTTGTGTTCGTGTTATTATCGGCTCCCACTCTCACCCGGTTTTCAGACTCACCGGAACCAAAAGCCCGCTTGTAGTATTTCAATGTGTCCGCTGCCATTGTCGTTTACCCCTTTCCTTCGTTCTTCTCTTCCTGCCTCAACGCCGCTTGCAGAACTTGCAATTCCGGCAATTCGATTACTTCACCGTCAAGGATTACTTTCAAGCGTGTTTAACCTCTGCTTTCGAGCCCAGCCACTTAGTTGGCAACTGGTTTTCGGAAATGATTTCGTCTTCGGAAATGTCATGCACCTTGCGGATATGCTCCGCAACGGCTCCCGTGACGCGCAACTTTGTTTCGTGGTCTAGTTCGTCCCAGGCTCCCAACTTGTTCAAGTCGGCAAGGTCGAGACGGCAACGAGGACAAACCGCCGGCGTCATAAGAACGCGCGTCCGCTTCGTCGAGAACTTATCGACTCGCGTTGCACGAATTCCGAACATGCGTTGCGGCTTGTCTTCAGACTCCGCCACGGGCAACTTATTTACGCCGGGCTCCGCCTTTGGAGCTGCGATCACAAGGCCGCTTGCATTGTCTTCCGTCAAATTGAAACCGTCGAAAGCGTCTTCAACATTCTTAGCCGTCTGCTTTGCCATTTGGAAAACCTCACTGAAGGATAAAAAGAACTACCGGGCGAGTCGCCCCGCCCGGCTTTGCGACCTTAGTTCAACATCACAAGCGCAATACCGGCGGACGGACTGTCGTCAACCAAAGCAACAACACCGATACCCGACGCGGCGGCTTGTGCTTCGCCGGCGGCGGCGGTAGTGTCATCCAAGGTTCCCGCCGTACCGATTGGAACAAGATGCGCCCCGGCAACAATGGTTCCGGCAACCTTCACGTTTGCAGTCCCCCGACGGATCGCCCAAAAGAAATTGTTATCGGAGACTCCCGTAACCGGACAGACGCCGGCAACCGCATCAAGCGCGGCGGCTGTAGGTTGAAAGTCATTCTGCCCCTCGGCGAAATCAACCTTCAAAGCGTCATACTGCGCAACGGCGGCCCCTGCGCGAACATATCGCCGAGTCGTACCGTCGTTGAAAAACAATTCAAGCCCAAGTTCGTGTTGCTGCGCGGTGTCCACGTTCAGCGGATTCACGCCCAGAATCTTAGGCCCAATCGAGAATGGATTCGTATTTGCAGCCATTGGAATAACCCCCTAATCAAAGTAAGATGTTTGGGGCCGCTTAAGGCCGGCCCCGTTGCCTTTACTCCGCATTAAGGAGTTGTTACGCCAGTTGCTCGGAAATGACGCTTCCGATTGCTGATCGTGAAATTGCCGTACAGAATCATTTTGCTCAATCGAGCGTCCTGATTGTCCGGCACAACAAAAGGCGTGTTGACGAAATTCTTTCCCCGTCCAACCCGGAACTTCAGATACTCCGTGTTGATTCCCAGGATTTCACCACTAGGCATGTCATCGTCGAAAACTACTGGAATTCCCTTGAATTCGATGTTCTGGAAACCAGCGTCAGCCAGCTTGTTATTCCGAGTCACTGACTCCTGAGGAATGGTCTTTTCGTAAGCCTCATAAATCGCCTGAGTCGTGAGAATCAGTTTAATTTTGTCCTTACCACGCGAGGCCGAATTGACAAGATTGCGCAACGTATCGACGCCGTTTGCGGCGAAAGAGCCAACCGTACCCGTCCAGGTATTTCTCCAGAACGAATATACGTTCGAGTCGATTCCGCCGACCACGCTCCATGCGGTTCCGTCTTCGATCAACAGGCCCAGGCCGGTAATATCCTTGGAGCTGTTCCCGGTTCCATCGCCATGAAGCATTTCGTTGATAGCAAGCTGCATCGAAAGTTCAAGCTGCTTAATCTTCGCCTGCAACAGAGAGAAGACTTTCGTCTTGCTTCCGCTGTTCTGGAATTCCTGCTTACCGCTAATCGACACGGAACCGGCAATCTGTTTCCACTCAAACTCAGCCGCTGTGATTCCTTCCTGGGGAGTCGTGTCGATAAGGTCATAGCCGCTGTAGCTGCGAACGGTGCTGTTCTCACCGTGCATCAACGGTTCAACCAAAGTCTCTCCGCCGTCTTCCTCAACGAAGTAACCCAGTCGCTTCAGTTCCCACAAAAGGGCCTGATGCTCCATCACGTTATCCGCGAGAGTCGAACGGTAATTCTTCAAAGTGCTGGCAACAATTTCTGTAAAAGTTGCGTTCGGTGAAGCCATGTAACACCCCTTTTTGACCGATCTTTTGGCCGATGTTTTTTGAATCCAAACCTTGTATCAATACGGCTTAGAGACCGTGTTCCGACAGGGCCGCTGCAATCGCGTCCTTAATGGAAGTGATCTTTTTCTTATCTGAGATATTTCCGTTTACTCCGGATTCGGTCTTCAAAGCATCAGCTTTCGCCTTTAGCGATTCGACCGTCTCAGCATTAGCCGCTGGCTTGACTTCCTTCGTTGCAGACTCGCCCGCCGCCGGTTTGGTAGTAACAGGCCGCAATTTCTTTGCGGTCTGATAGAGCTGTTCAAAGCTCGCGTCCGGGAACTCATCAACAAGGATTTTGATATCCGGCACGTAAACACTGAAATCTGAGTGAGCCGCCGCCGTATTCTGTAGTTCAAGCCCAAGGCGATTGCGATTCATCACGTCCGGAGCGTCTTTGCCAAGCTTGGTTTCAACCGCTTCGACAACGAGCCCCGAAATGAACTTCGCAAACGCTGTTTTATCAGCAAGTAAGGATTCCAAGTCCGGCTCGGATTCAGTCTCCGCGCTGGGTGTTTGGCTTCCCTTCTGTAGCTGTTCCTGCAAAGTCAACTGATTCTTGAGAACCTGCGTCAGAGTCGATTTCAACTCCGCATTCTCTTGCGCGTACTTCGTCATCGTGCCTTGTACTTCTTTGTAGCGCGCCTCGAAATCTGTTCCACCTGCCGCCGCGTCAGCCGCCGGCTTGTCATCAGTCTTTAATACCCCGTCCGCCGGCTTTTCTTCTTTGCCTTTGCCATCGGTGCCTCCTGTTTCAGCATTTGTTGAATCAGGCTTAACGAATGAAATCCCGCCTTCGGAATCAATATCCAAATCGAATCCGTCAACGCCGGCATCCTTAACCGCTGTTTCAACGAGTGCTTCAAGTGTCTCTGCCATGTTTGTTCCTTTACTTAAAGAATTGAACGCTGATTACAACGTCAGCGGCGTCCTCGCGAATCAAGTGCATCGCAAGCAACGCGGCGCGACTCCAAATAATAATCGTATCTGTTCCGTCAAGACGATTTCCGACGGAAGCCGTTGGCGCGCCGGCGTCGAAGCGATATCGAACTGCGTTTGCGCTTCCGTCTCCAGATATAATCGCGCCGCGCGCATCCGCGTGAACGGAAGCCAACGCAACATCCGCCGTGCTAATCGTCTGCGTAACGAACGTAAGCGGCTGAAACTGCTCGGTATCGTTAAATCGAGCAAGAACATATCCCGGCATCACAACCCCCCTAAATATCCAAGTCTTTAACGTAATTCCAAATCTTGTCGTGTCGCACTTTGTCTTGCTTCTCTTCCTTCTTTGCGACTGCCCGCGTCACTTGCAAACTGTCTCCGGGCTCCGCCTCGCGTCGATCCGTCGCCTTCAAAAATTGCTTATATTCCTTCTCTGTGCGAAATGTCCGGTCGAGCGTCGGAACATATTTATTGAAATGCCAATGAGAATCCGGCTTCATCACACAGGGAGAAACAACGTACTCAGATACCCTAGCACACGCTCCGTGGCGTACTTCAAGAGGGCATCTTAATTTTTCTTGAAAATCCCGGAAACTCTGCATAATTACTTCAAATAGACCGTGCTTGGGACACTTATATGCGTAAATCGGCACAGCTATTTCCCCCGTGCGAACAGATAACCGAGAGCAAAGAACAGAACAATAAAAGCAACAAAAAAGAATTCAAGGTTCATACGCTAGTACCCACGGACGCCTGCGCGCCTTGTTGTCCGGCCCGCGCCGCCGCCGCTTGTCCTCTATTCGCTTGTAACAATTCTGGATTCAAACCAGCCGCCGGCACGGTGCCATTCGCCCCAGGTTGCGGCAACGCCGGCCCCTGATTAAGCGCCGGGAAGAATTGCGCTGCGTCAACTGGCGCGACCTTCTCAAGAACCCATTTGATTAGAGCGCCTACGTCGAGTTGTACGCCACTCTGCATAATGACTTGGAGATTTTGCATGATTAACTGGAAAACCTGAAGAGCCTGCGCTTTCTCGCGTTCCGGATCGGTCTTCGGAGCCGACACGGTTTCAATCTCCAAGTCAACTTCCCCCTGGATATCGTCCTTCGTATACGACACCCAGAATTGACCGCGAGCCCCGGTAAGCTGGACAACTTTTTCCGTGACGTAATTGGCCTTCACGTGCTGCGATACCTGCGTTACTGTCTCGAACACAAAGGAATCAACCGCGTCCGCATGTTCGTCTGTCTTCAGATTCAACAGGCCCGTGCGCGCTTCGACTTCCGTAGCCGTGGCCCGTGATTGCAGGTTGCCTCCGCGCGCCAACTCGTCAAGCCCGGACAATTCGCGGATATCCTGTTTGATTAGCGCCTCAATGGTTCCCTGATCGCTCGATACGCGGGCGTCATCAATCGGCTTGATGCGGCCCATTTCCTCAACTTCGACGATGGAACCGTCTTCGCCGCTTTCAAGAATTTCCCGCGATCCGGTTGTCAGAACGCCGGTCAAGACTTCATACTTTCGATTGAATCGCCGGCCATGTTGGAACCAACGAGTACGAACTCGGTTCAACTCGAACTGTTGATCCTTGATCCACGCCGGCAAGCCAAGCGGATAAGATTCATCCGGAACATTAATGAAATCGCAGCGCGTGTAAGGGAGCCCGTCGAGATAATCGTAAGGCGTGGCTTTCTCCAAGAGAGGCGGTTCAACGCCGTCAAGGAAGACGTAATACTTTTCAAACTTCTTATCCCACAACTCGTAAAGAACCCACAATTCGCGATCCTCGCCGTAACTGTCTTGCAGCGAAGCAAGCGACGCATCAAGGTTCCGCGCCTCATACGTGGGAATACAGCCGGGAGAATAATCGCCTCGCTTAACCTTCGTCAAAACGTCCTGATCGTAACGCGCATTCGCAAGTACGTCTTCCGGACGCTTAAAGAAAATCTCGGCGCACCATCGCGACGTGTTCAAATCATGTTCCGGAGCTTCCGGATCACAGATAAATTTCAACGGGGAAACGCGCTTAATATACGGCGCTTCCTTTTTCACATAATCCGCAAACTCCAGAACGCCGTCGCGCTTCTTGTTCTTCGATTCGTCAATTTCGAGATTAAATCCCGTCTTGCAAATGCCATGCCCGCAGATAACCGCGTCGAGAACAACGCGCTTAATTTGCCGCTGCATCCGACGCTCGCGCCACTCGTAATTTAAGATTTCCTGTTGCAGCGCGGCGGAGACGATAAATTCAGCGCGCCTGGGCTTTGCGATGATTCGCGGGTTTCGATTGACGAGGAAGGGAAGTAAGGAACGGACATTCGATCCGGTAATGTTGACGGTGATTAGATCGTTCGGCGTTGCGGAATTAATGCGGTCTTGACTCGCGTTGTAGACGCCCCAGTGGTTCCCCTTGAACATCTCGTAAGCATCTTTCCAAGCCTGATCGCCATTCGGATGATCCTTGCGGTAGCGCAGCGCACAAGTAACGCGATTCTGCCAAAGGGCGTAGGTTTCCCCTCCCGTTTGCGTCTCGCGTTTCCGTGATTGATACGCCATGCTCGCCGCCCTCTCAATTCACAACGGCGAGATTAGCAGGTTAATTTATGTTCCGGAGAAAATATCTTTACGAGAAAGCCCGCAAGCCACGCCCAGCGTGCTTTTCAAGTTCTTTTAAGGCGTGTCCCATTGAGCCGCGCGGGAAGGATTTTTGAGATTTCGGCTTGACAATATTGATTTGGCGCGCCATTTGAACGGCGATTCCAGCGGCAATTACAAGGTCATCTTTCTTGCCCGGAGCTGCGCCCAACGTTCCATCGGGAAGCTTCTTGTAGGTCATCAACTGTTCAATCGTGGAAATATCCTGAAGAGTTACTTCATCATCGCGCAGCGCGCCTTTCAAATCAGCAACCAATATCGGCTTTGTCGTTTCAGTAGTCCGCCATCCGTAGGCCGCGACACGCTTAGACACGTCCGAATGGTTGAGAGATTCCCGCAAGTAAAGCGGTCGATACCGGAGGCGTTGCAACCTCATCACGGTTGCCTTGCCTACGCTGTTCACTTCGACGCCAAGCAATGCCTTGTTAAACAGCATACCGAGCGCAAACAGAATATCGGCATAGGTGTCCGGGTCAACGTTGCCCCGAAACGACGCGACTTGAATCAAATCAGGACACTTCAGAACGCACGCGCCAGAATCATCGCCGTCTTGGATTCCCTCGCACACGTCCGCCCCGATCACGTAGCGCCGGCCTGGAACCGACTCTTCATAAATCGACAACGGCCCATAACCTGCTTCGTAAAATGCGCGCTGATACCAATTCGGCTCAGACTTACGATCATCGCTGGACTTCATCGCAAACCGATAGCGAACGGGGTATGTGATTCCTTCCGCCTCGTTCTCTTTGTCGCGTTCGCGGAGCTGCTTCCGAAGGTCGGAGAGTTTGCGGGAGTCGAAGACGCTTGAGCCCGTCGCGACGAATGCCTGTTCTGGGGTAAGCGGGTACTCTTGCCGGAAGGCGTGCTTGTCTCGCTTGCACTTGTTGACGATGTACCAGCGCCGCCACGCGAGCCGGCACATGACTTCGTGTTCTATTCGCTTTTTGTTCTCCGGGGTAACTTCGGCCCACTCCGGGAACCAGTAAACGACTTGCGCTCGGATATAATCCGCTTCCTGCTCTTCATCGCCGTAAAGGGTGTCCTCAACATCTGACAACTGGAATTCTTCGTCCGGCGATAGCTCAATTCGATATTCGTCTTCGGCCACGAAGGAAAGAAATATCTTGCGCTCGTTCGAGTCTTCATCGTCCCACTCGTCTTTGAAAGGCCCCTCGCCTTGCCCCGTCGTTTCTTTGATTACGAACGTGCCCGGCAATTCCGGAATGGCTTGATTGAGCGACACGATAGACGCCGCCCATTGGGGATTGACTTCCTCGTACCGGGCACGTTCGGAAAGATGCACCGCTTGAATCGTGAACGAGGCTCCCAGGTTTTTGTTCGACGCCGTATCTACCGCAATCTTCGATTCGAGACCTATAGGCCCGTCGCTATCCGGATTCGCGAAGTGAAGCACCATGCGATTGTCAAGCTTGCGCATCGGGCGCACGTCTTGGGGAGACGCTTTGTAGAACATCTTCTGTTTCTCGAATAGACCTTGCGCGGAGTCGGCATCGTGCGCGACAACAAGACATCCCCGGTTCGCATGAAAGGACGCGATCCAATAGAACAGCGCCGCAATGAACGTCGAGACGCCCATTTGCCGCGCCTTGAGGATTGACCAACGAATGGGTTTCCCCGCCTGCAAGTCTTCCTGGAGAAGAATCCACAGCTTGCGCTGGACTCGATTGAAGACGAACGGAATCAGTGTTCCACTTTTCGTCTGAATCTTCAGACACTCGCGAGCAAAAACATCCAGATACCTTTTGAAAATCAGAATCGCTTTAGTTTGAATTTTACTCACTGAGGATTGTCCGGGGTTTGTTTTCGTAGTCGGTAAGCTTGGCGTTCATGTAGCCAAGCGCCCGGCTAATGCGGTCGATATCGAATCGAGAAATCTCAGTCGCATCGACTTGCGGAGCCGCTCGGCAAAGCGTGTCTATCAAGTGCTCGAAACTAATTTGCGCTGGAATCGTTACCCGCATGAGTGTTCCCCTTTTTCGTGGCGCAAAGCGTACTTTGCGATTTTTGCAAAGCAATCCATGCGGCCGCAAAGAACCACGAGGCCGCTTTGCTGCATTCGAGGCAAACGTAATCCTTGAACATGAGAGCAAGAACGAAGCAGATCACCCTGGCTTTGTCGTTGCCGCATACCGAGCACTTTCTCATTCAAACCGACCTTTTTCGATATTGCAGTCGTAACAAGCTTTCACGATATTGTCTTGTTCGTATCCCCGCGAGGCGTTAACGCGATCAACCGACATCTGTTGCCGCCATCGTTTCGGACGATCAGCGAATTTGACTTGTACCTCCGCGAGCGTCAGACGACAGTACGAACAAACGTCAGGAGTCGCATTCCACCAAGCAACAAACACATCGTGATCCAAAGCAAACGTCAAACCCCGCCTGGGGCAACAACTACGAATACAAATAAATCGACGATGCGCAATATCTCGGTAATATTGCCGTTGATTATGCTCTCGCCTCTTATCAGGATTCCTTTGCTGCCATCTTGCATAGCTTTGTCGTCTCTTTTCGCGGTTTCTCTTTTGCCAACCCCGCACATATTCGCGGTGACATTCCTTTTGTTCTTCACTTTTCACAACCGCCCCTCTCGAAGAGCCGCCCAACGTTCAAGCGTTCGCAGTTCTGTTGTTGATTCCGCCACCATCCGCGCCCTGTTGATAATCTCGAAGGATTGCTTCGCCGCCAGTATCCCCGCCGCTGAAATGAATCCTCCATGCGTCTCCAAATCTAAGCACGCGCCGCTGGCCTCAAGAGCCATCCTATCCCAGCGAGTCAGTTCCTCGCTCTCGCTCAATAGATCCCGCGTGTAACCGCCGAAATATCGCAGCATAATCCCTCTCACTCAAAACCGGGGTATAGCGTTGTGTTCTCGTCAATCACGTGTCCTGACTCTTCCGCCTTCCGAACGATGGATTCAAAGTTGATCGACACCGCAACAGACGCGCCTTTCTTCGATAGCTCTTCACCCAGGATGCCGGCCCACACCTTTGCCGCCTGAATTGCGTTAGAGGGACTCGGATCGCTCGTCACGATATCCCGCATTCGATTATGAACGATGGCATTGAATTCAGTCTTTGCGGCCTCGCGACGCAGCTTGGTGAACCTCCGCACGAACTCAGGATGCGCAAGGATCGTCAGAACTTCCTTGAGCTTCATTCCTGACTTCTGCGCAATCTCTGTTGCCGTCGCGTCGGAGCCGCCTTGGAAGAGATAGTCGAGGACAGTGACGGCTTTCACGACATCGATTTCGGGGACGGGTTTTGCACGAGTTACGGCACTCGTGTTCTCGTGATCTTTGCGAGCGTCACTCATGCGGCCTCCTGGCAAGCGCGGCAAAGTTTCGTCTCGTATTGCGCCCACGCACCAAACGCCGTCTCACCGCATTGACGGCAGAAGAACCGAATACAGGACGCCGACTTGAATCGGCGAACGAACGGCATCGCAGCTCTATCTCGATAATCCTTCTTGATTGCTTTAATCTTTGCCCAGTTACGTCCCGGAGCCATTGAGAAAGCCTTTATGGTTGCATTTGGGGATTGAGGTGATACACGGCGGGGTTGTCTCTTCGGGATCTGATTCTAGCAGAGCGATTCAGGTTGCTT